GTCCGCCCGCTGGTCCGCGCCAGACGAACCGCCTCAATCTCAAATTCCTTCGTTAGCCGCTTCTGTTTGGTCATCGAGGTCCTCTTTCATAACAAAGAACTCTCCACTTTTCCGAAGCAAGTCCACGGTGCTCAAAAACCCATATCGATCATCCTCGATCTGCTCGCGCCGCACCGCGATCGTATTCTCGAACGTGCGGTTCTTGATGGTGAACATCAGCAGGCTCAGCTCATGCACAAGCCGGTCACCGATCCACTCGCGCATGCCGGGGATCATATCAAGGCGGGGATAGGCCTCGTCGGAACCCGTGGAGCTGGTTTCGGTGGTGATGTCCCTGTAGAAGCTTTCGGCCGCCTCGAACTGAGTATTGTACGCGGTCGTGACGCCGATATTGATCGACGCGAGATTCGGGATGGTAATATCCATGGCGATTAATGTCCTGCCAGGGCGACATAAGTCTGCCCGTTATCGATGCCCTCGAGATAACCCACGACCCCTTCAAAGCCGCTCGTCGGCGCGGTCAGGGTCAGGGTGGCATCATCAGTTGCGTAAACCTTCGCATTGATATTCGAAGGCGTGGCGGACGGCACCGCGAGCGCGAAGCTGTCGTTGGCCGCCACAACGATCGGGCCGGCGGCTGCCGATCCGCTATTGTCGTAGGCACTCTGCGCCATGCCGACGAAAGCGACCGCGCCAGCGGTCTGCAAGCGCACAAGCTGGCCGGCCGCGTTAACGCAGACCAGGCCGCCGGAAAAGATTTTCTCGCCCGGCGCCACCGGATAGCCAAACGCGCTACCCTTCCGCGGCCCGCGGCGGGTGACAATCAAACTAGCGGTCAACGCCATTACGCGGCACTCCCTTCAGTGGTTGGCGCCATCTTCTTCTTGGTCGCCAAAAAGGCTTTCGGATCGATGTTCATCTTCGTGCACATCGTGGTCTCGGCGTCGCTCAGCGCATCCTCGCCGGCGTCGTTCATCGCCGGCACCTTGCCGCCCGCGCCGCGCGCATTGATCGACACCATGGCGTTGATCAGCTTCTCGGTCGTCGCCGGGTCCGCCACATGCTGCGCGATGTATAAATCGCGCACCGGGGTAATCGCCTTGCCGGCGGCGATCGCGCCGTCCACGAAGGCGATCGCGGCCGCCCGCTTGCGCTCGACCTCCAGCGTCTCCAGGCGCGTCTGCAGCGCCACCACCTGGTCGGCCGGCACATGCGTCCGCTTAAGCTGCTCCCGCTCGGTGCTCAGCCGCGTCACATCCGCCTGCGCGGTCTGCAGCGCCGTGCCGGACTGTGCCAGCGTCTGCAGCGCCGTCAGCACCGCAGCATCATCCACCGTCGCGGCCAGGCCGAGCGCGGTGCAAATCGCAATTTTGTCCATATCATTCCCGTTTGTGTGAAGTGCCGTCAGTTGCGTCAGGTTCGGATTATTGGTCAGCGCCGCGCTCAAAATCGCGATAACCGTGCCATCCTTCGTGTGGGTAAAAACCGGGCTCAGCCCCTTGTAGCTTTTATCCGTCATCAAAGCCGTGCCGGACTCGTTCCACTCCGGGCGGCCCCAGATGCCATCTTCGCGGCTCTGCAGCTCGACGATCCAGGCCCGTGCCGGGCTGGGCGCGCCCATGGCCGGCGCCCGTTGCGTGGAATGATTCTCATCCAGCGGCAATTTGCCGTTGGTCATCGATGCCGCGATCACCCGCGCCGGATCTGTCAGCTTGAACTGTTTGCCATCCGCCCCGGAAAAGGTACCGGCCGGCAAAAGATGCACCCATTCGGGTGCGCCCGCGCCGGCCGGCAACGATACAGTATGGGAGGAAACGTCCATGCGGCAGACCATGCCGTCAAAAACCGGGCGCTACACGCTAGACATGTATAGCGGGAATTTCATGCGCCCGTAATTATGCGGGCTCTGCGCTTCACGCTAATCCGAATACGCCGCGCCGGGAAGCGCCCCGGACCGCGCCCCGGTCCATGTTGCCCGGAACTTTACCGGCGCGCCGCACAACACCCTTTTAAGCGCTTTTATTTACCTCTTAAACTTCCGGTCATCCCCGCGTCATGCCGCGCCGCGCGCTCCGGCTGTATTTCGGCCGAAAATCGCCCCCGGACTCGACTCCCAGAACCGCGATGCTTTTATGCCGCCATGCCAGACACCTCCCCAACCTTATCCTTGGGCCAGCTCCAAAAAACGGAGCCCGGATGGGTCTGGCTGTATTGCCTCGCCTGCAATCACTCGCAGGCGGTGGCGATCGCGCCCTTCGTCATCCGCTGGGGGCCGAATACGTCGAGTGACAAGCTGCGCAGATCCGCGCGCTGCTCACGGTGCCACGGCCAAGGTGCAACAATCCGGCATGCGAGCTGGGGCGATATGGCTACGGGCTGGCAACCATTTCCGGCGGCCGCTCAGCCGCGCATCGCCCGGATCAGGTAATCCTGCGCCAATAGCGGAATCTCGATCCTGTCTTCCGCGCTCAACCCCAGATAAGGCCGGGCCGGCAGCGTCACCGATTGCACCCGCACGGTCTGCGCGCCGCCCAGCCCGGTCTTGAACACCAGCGCCTTGGCCGTCTTCGGCGTAATCACCGCGCCCCACTGGTGGGCCGCGGCGTAGATCATGCCGCTCCCCCACTTCACCTCGCCGATGCCGGCCACCCAATGCTGTGAATTCAACAGCGCGCCGGACAGGAACAGGATATTATAGCCGGAAGGCTTCATCGCGGCGTAGGCGGAATTCAGCGCCGCCCATGGCGTGCCATCCGGCGCGGCCTGGGCCTCAAACCGCCGCTTGGTGGTATCAACCCCGTAATCGCCGATAATCCGCAGCAGCGGCCCGCTATCCGCCGCGGCCGCCGCCAACCGGTCCAGCGCGCCCAACACCAGGCTATCATCCAGTACGGCCTCGAACACCGCCGCGGTCATTTCACTTTATCTCCCGCCCGCTTTGGCCTATATATGCGCAAGACGCGCTGTGACCCGGTGAGATCTGCCGACCGGGGCCCATTGTGTGCTTTTGTGGGGTTTTGGCAGTCCCCATCAGCGCGTCTGTTCAAGCCACGCCAACAACGCCTGCGCATCGCCAGCCATCAGCTTGGCGCGCTTGAAGAACTGCTTGATCGAATCCGCGCGCACCCGGTGCAAGCTGACCACGAAATTCTCAGCCGGCGTCTTCTTCACCACCGCGGTCACCGCCGCATCGCCAATGCGCCCAAGAAGGCGGACATGATAGGGCCGGTTGCTCAATACGGCCTCGGGGGCCGCGACCAGGGCATCGATGCCGGCATAGATATCCGCCGGCAGCTCCGGGTGCTCGAGCACTTGCTTTGCCATGGTATCGGCTGAGAGCAGCACTCTGCGCGAATATGCATCGAGAATTTTCGCCGTGTGCCCATCCAACACGCCCACCTGCACGGCCCCTTGCGGCTGCGCGATGAATTTTTGCAGCACCGCCGGCGCGACTGCCGTCTTACCGGCCGGTGCCAGCACCGGCGGTGCCGGGCTCACCGGCCGCACGCGCGGCGCCTTCAAATCCTGCGGCTTATTGCGCAGCCACGCCTGGCCGGGGTTGCCGACAAATCCAGGGTCAACGCCGGCCGGATATTTCGTCACCACGCCGGTCGCGCGGTTCACATATTCCCGCCACTGCAGCGCCGGCGATTTATCCGGGCCGCTCCTGCCGGTCTTCTCCAAAGCGCGCTGCGAAAGATTGTAGACGATGCAATGGCAATTCCAGCCATTGGGTGGGTAGCAGGTTGCCCAGAACGGATCATCCGCCCGCAGCACCATGCCGGACCAGGCCAGATGCTGCAGCCGGGGGTTCGGGCAATTCACATGCTGGTATTGCCAGTACGGAAAAGCGGCCAGCACATCCGGCTCCGTCATCTGCGCATAGCGCCCGGCCGCGAAGGCGGTGGAAAGATTGGTGTTGTAGATAATCCGCGCCCGCCAATCCGCCGTGCCGGTATGGCTCCAACCGAATTTTTTCACCAGCGCATCGAAATCTTTTTTGAACTCGCCATAGCTGGTACCCTGGGAGATTGCCTTATCGACCGCCTGCCGGAAATCCCCGATCAGCGCGGTCTTCGTCGCCCCCGCCACCGCAAAGGCCCGCGCATGCGCCTCGTCCATAACCGTCGTCCAATGCGCGGATGGCGTATCTATTTTCTGCCGAAAGAAATCGATCGCATCCTTGAACGGCAGATCAACCGCGCTCGCGGTGCTGGGCATCCTCAGCCCCCTGGGTCAATTACTTCGACATGCGGTTGCGCAATGATCAGAACCGGCGGCTGACCACCATAGACCCACAGCTCTACACTGCCGCCAGCATTCAGGAGCACCAGATCATCTGGCGTCGGCTCCCACCTGGATACGCTGAAGGAACCTGCAACAATTTTCACATGCAGGTCATTAAAACCTGCACCTCGCATGATATGATTTGCGCCCTCAATCCGGACGGGTATCACGACGCCCTCGCAAACGGCGCGATCTCATCCAGCACCGAGGACTGCCCGGCCACATGCGCCAGCGCCATGCCCTGCGTCATCGCCGTGGCGAACGCCTTGTCATCCAGCCCCAACTTCGCCACGCGCGCCGCGAAATCCGGCAAATCCTCCGCCTGCTCCATGCAGGCGCGCACCTGGTCGGTCATCGCCGCCATCGCGCCGCCGGCCTCGCGCGCCAGGCGCGTCTCCAGCGCCTCCATCAGCTGCCCGGCGCCGCCGGTATGCATCGCCACCAGGCGCCCAAAAAGTTTCGCCTGGGTCCGCGTCATCAGCGCCCGCTCATCCGAACTCGGGTTGATCTCCGGATGCGGGTTCGCCTTCACCGTCAAATCCGCCTTCGCGATCGGCGAGCCGTCAGGGTTGGTTGCACCGGCCCGGGTTCCGCCTGCCGCCGGCGGCATCCCGATCACTTCGTCGCCGGCCTCCGGCTTCGTAAGCTGCAACCGGTCGCGGATCTCCTGCGTCTTTGCCGTGAAGCCAAGCGGCCCGAGATCCGCAACGCCCGCAATCACGTCGCTCAGCGGCACCTGTTCCTTCTGGCCGATGGTAATAACCGGGTAGCCGTCCTGCGGCCCGAACGTGAACGCCACCATCGCCTGCACGATCTGCCGGCTGATGCTATCGCCCAGCAGCTCGGCATCGAACTTCTCCACATCCTGCTCGGCCGAGCGATGCTCTTGTCCCACCGCATGCCCGCCGGAAATCGCATCCGTCCCGGCGGTGCTACCCAGCACGAGTTTCGAGACCTCATAGTTCAGCCAGTTCGCCCGTTCGGTGAACAGCCTGGCGCCGTCATTGGCGCCCTTTGCTTCAATAAACTCCAGCGCCATCGAATCGGGGATAATCGCCGCCAGGTCGCCGGCGATGCCGCGCACCGCCCGCCACAACGTGCGCTTATCGCTGTCGGATGCCGTCGGCCCGTATTTGCCTACCCGCACCGGCAAGCCGTAGCCCTGCACGAACAGCGCCCAGTCCTTCAGCGTAAAGGTCGAATACATCCACAGCCAGGCCACCATGCGGGTCAGCCCGCTGCGCACGGGGTCACCGCTCTTGCTGCAATGCGCATGCAACAGGAATTTATGCGGCGGCAGATCCAAAAACCCGGCGCCGTCGCGCAGCCAGATCGTCTGCCCGTCTTTCCAGCTCACCTCGAAATCGCGCTGATGCCGCCATTTGATCTCGGCCGGCTCAACCCGGTCCGGCCGCGTATCCCAGATGATTTCGTTCGCGGTATAGCCTTTGCCGATCGCGTCCGTGATATCGAACATCGCCCGCGCCAGCACCTTCTTTTGCAGCCATTTCCGCACGAAGTCGGCATGCTTCTCGCCGTCTTTCACGTCCTCTGCGGCTTCAACCGTCATCGGCAGCAGGCAAACCTGCCGCCGGCGCTTCGCCAGCACCGAGGAATAATGGCTGAAAAGCTCCTCGATCTCTTCCGCCAGGATATACCACTCCCGCGTCGAGCCATTATCGGCCGCCCGGATGATCATCCCAAGCCGCCCAGGATCGATGCCGAACGCCAGATGCCCGGCAAAAGGCGGCCGGCCGGAAAAGCTGCTTGGCGCAGCCATCTCGCCTTTAAGCTGCGCGATATCCGACGATAGGATGGCAAAACCGAACTGGTCGACCAGGCCGCTATCACTGGACATTTGGGACCAACCCTTGCTCTCGACAAAAGGTCAACTCTGCCTCAGCTGGACCATCGATCCAAAATTTCTCGTCACCAGCGCCGTGAGATATCGCTTCGCAGATAGGGCAGTAAGCGGTTCCGTCTTCCTTTTGCCCCATCAAATACAGGCCGCCGCGTTCGAGCGCCTGGCCATGGATCATCCAGTTGCAGGACATGAGCGGATCATGCGGCGCATTCTCACCGGAGAGCTCCGAGATAATGTTCTCGAAAGCTTGCTCGCCGCTATTTGCAACGAGATGTGATAGGCCACGTTTTTCGATTGCAGCCCGCAACTTTTCCCAATGCTCTTTACAAATCTGCACCGATAGTGCCCCCTTTTTCATCGATCCGTAGTTCGGTCAGTCGCCGGTCGATCTCCACCTCCACGGCCCGCTTGCGCGCGCAGGCGGCATCCCTGACCGCCATATAGCTGGCCAGCCCATCCTGATATTCCACCGCCTGCACCGCCGCAGTCGCCGCGATCAGCTCAGCATGCAGCTCACCAAACGACATCCCTGCGAGCGGTTTGTGCGTCATGACATCGCCAAGACTGTATCGATCCCGGTTTCCCAAGCCGAGAGCGCCTCGGCATTGCGCAGGCGCAGCGTCTCGATGGTTCTGTCCTTATGGACCCAGCCATGCGTGGTCAGCGCTTTTGAGATCGCAGCGCAGATGCTCTCGACCGATGTGGGGTTGGCGCGGAAGCGATGGTCTACCCAGTCGATTTCCGGGCTCACCACAATCGGAACGCCGCACACCGCAAAATCTGCCGCCACGATATTGAACGTCTCGCTGAACGAAACCTGTAGCCCAAGGTCCATCTTTGCAACCAGGGTGAGGAATTCTGCCCTCGAAAGCCAAGGATGTTCGATCAACTTGGCCGTCTCGATGTTGGAGAAGAGCGACTGAAGGTTTTTGAGTATCGGGTCGCCTTTACCCTCCACGCGGCTTCCATTCATATGAAAGCGCAAAAATTTACCATTTTGCCGCGACCACTCGATCGCGGCAAGCGCCTGGATCATCTGGTTCTTAAGTGGCCGAATGGCTCCGAAACAGCCAATATCGATCGAGCTTCGATCGGCATAAGGCGCGTATGTCGGCACCTCATCCGGAACAGGATAGTAATTAGGCGTGTAAACGGCTTTCTGAAAGCGGGCGCCGAACTTCGAATCGAAAACCACGCGCAGCAGATCCTTGAACTCTTGCTGGGCGGCCGGATGGTTGGAGCTGATCCATACATTCGGATGCTTCACATATTCAGTGCTCCACCCATACGCGATGCCCTCGTTTGCCAGGAACGGCGAGTTGGAGTGGTTGCGGATAATCCATTGCACGTTCGGGTGCAGCTTGGTCAGCACCGCAAATTTCTCCGGCACAACCCAATAGGCTTCGATGATCACGACGTCCGGCCGGAACCGCGTCACCTCACGATCGATGCAATTATTATCGGCAACCTGCACCAGTTCGGTCTCAAACTGAGGCCGGAGCGCATCGGATATGTAGCTGGCGCTATTAAAAAGGCCGCTCGACAGGCCCTGAGAATATGGGCGCCGCTCCTCTCCATAATCGTTCTCTCGGTATTTCAAAATAAAAAGAATTTTCGTCACAGGCCCATCTCCACTACAATCGGATCATACGGCGGCAGCTTCGGCGCCAAATGCGAAGGCATCTTGCGCCGGTACTTCCACGCCAAATCCTTGATGCGCTGAACCTCGCCGCGCTCCACGATCTTGCGGAAGACGTTGAGCTGCAGATCCATCGCCTCTACAAACCGCCGCTCCTCCGCAGTCAGCTCGCTAACCGATTTCAGTTTCTCCACGGTGATGCCCAGCAGCTTCACTTCGGACTGAGCCATGCGGGCTTTATCGTCCTCATCGATCGGGGCGCTCACTGGTAAGTCCTCCGCGAAAGCTTCGGCATAAAGCCCCGGCTGCCGTCCTGCTCGGCATCATCCGCGTCATTGGCTTCCTCGGCCGTCCGGTAAAATCCCTGCCGGCCGCCCTGCGCCACGGGCAAGCGCCCCACCGCCTCATATTCATAAATCACCGGCGCCGCCTTCGCGGCCGCCACCGCCAGCGCGCCGGCGATCGCGCTGTCGCCGTGCCGCTTCTTATCCTTCTCGCCTGTGCGCTCATCCGGCACGCGCCCCACGCCGCGGATCAGCTTCACCAGGCGGTGATCGTCCAGCACCTCGCGATCCTTCGGAATGAGTATCGTGCCGTCCTCGAACTGCGCCTTCCAGCGCGGCATGTTCTCCCGGTACCACGGCTCGCTCAGCAGCACCGGCTCGATCCGCTCGCCATATTTCTGCATCGTCACTTCCGCCAGGTAGCTGCCATTGCCGCCGGCATCGAATTTCCCGGCCCGCAGCAGCGGCAGCCGGTCGCAGATATAAAATACGATCTGGCTCTGCGAGGTGTGCGGGACGTTGCGCATCTCCAGCAAAAACGGCGTGCGTAGAACCAGGTTGCTCTGGATCGCCAGTGGCCAGAATACCGAAAGGTCGCGCTTGCGCCCAAAATCCTGCCCGAACGCATGCGGCTCTTTCGGGTTCAAATCCTTCAGCACCGGCAGCAAATTTTCTTCGCACCAATCCTTAATTTCCGCCACGCGCAGATGCTCGGCCATCATCAAAAAGCTGCCCGGCAAATCCAGCCGCAGCACCGGGATGTCATCGCGCATCCTGGCCTCGATCACCGCGGCTGAAAGATACGCGCCAGATCCCGCGCTCGGGATGACGAACAGTTCCTCATCGGCATTCGCGCCGTAGATCGCGATTAGCTCTTTCCGCCATTCAACCTCGCGCTCGGCCGACCAGGTCTCGCCTGTCTTCAGGCAAACCCGCTTGAACAACCCGTCGGAAATCGCGTCATCGAGCGTGGTCCGCTCAAGGTGATACGGCAGCCTCCCGGCACGAATATCCTGCACAAGCACGTTGAACGGGTTTGCATCGCCATTATGGGTGCTGAGGATAATCACCCGGCCGCCCCAAATCAGCAGCGCGAACGCCGCCTTCATCACGCCGTCCAGATCGTCGTGGAACGCGGCTTCGTCGATGATCACCAGGCCCTGCATGCCGCGCAGCGCCCGCGGCACCGAAGGCAAGGCTAGCACTTTGAACCCACTCGCGAACATTATACGAAAAGCCAGGATGTCCTTTTCTGGATGGTCTGGGTTTTTGAAGATTTCTTCTTGCATCTCGCTTACCGCAACCGAGAGCAGCTTCGCCCATTCGCCGACATAGTCGATGAACTCGCGGGTCATCTCCATGTTGTAACCAAGGTAGAACGTATCCATGCCGCCGGCGGCGGCGGCGCTGCTGGACGTCAGGCAGGCATGCAGCGCCGCCATCCATGAGAAACCCGTGCGGCGGCTCTTCTCCCAAACCAGCACGGCGTATTTCGAGCACGCGCTGAGAAACCGCTGCTGAAACCCGCAGAACACATCGGGCAATTCTTCAGGGCCGGCATAGGTCCTACCGTCCATGATAATCCCGCGCCAGCTCCCAGCCATTATCCCAGGCCGTGTGTTCCGGCAGGCCAAGGCAATACGGGTTGGCGCACCGCTCGAACCCCATCACATACGCCTCAAAACCGTCCTCCACGGCAACGCCGGTATCGGGAACGGCGGCCATCACCATTTGCTGCGCTTGCGGCTCCGGGATCATAGGGCGGCCAGCTTGTTCAAGGTTCTGGCCTGCAGCGACCCGGTTCCCGCCACGCCGATCGCGCGGTGCGCCTCGCAATAAGCCTTGCCCGGAACGCTCGGCGCATCGCAGAAATGGAAGCTCGGCTTGCCGGGCTCGCCGATTGGCCAGCAGCACGGCTCCGATTTACGCAGCGGCATAATTACCGGCGCAGGGGGGGGTATCACCACGGTATCAACGCAGGCCAAAGGCGGCAGCGTCTGCTTCCCCGGCGCCAGGGTCAGCCGGTCGCTTTTTTCCCGTTTCACAACCTCCCCGCTCTGCGGATCGATGCTCCGTTTGATCGGCGAAGGGCGCGTCGGCAGGTTCATTCGGTGCGCAAGACCGAAGACGGAGTTTTTCGACACGTTCATTGCCTCGGCGATTTTGGCGGCCGACAGTCCCGTCGCCCACAATGCGCGAAGCCGCGCCTTGAACGCCTCCGTTTTTGGCGGCGAAAAACCGGACATTCCTTTCTCTCCCTTTCTAGGCATTTCCCACCTCCGGCCCGTTCAACAGCGCGTTGTACCGCATCGTATTGATCAGCGTTTCAAGCGTGTCTTCCAAATGCCCCGCTTGCGTGCAGGTCGCCGCCATCCGGCCAAGCTGCGCCGCGCAGCCGATAACCAGGGCGCGCGGATCAACCCCGGCCTGGACCCGGCTTAGCAAAAACGCCCGCAGCCGCTCGCTCTCGTCACCGGCCAGTTCATGCAAGCGCATCAGGCTTCACTCCAAAAATTTTCTCTTTAATCGCGGTCACAGTGTCGCTGGAAAGCCCAGCATCTTTCGCCACCGCCTCCACCGCGGCCACGCTTTCCTGCCGCGCCTTATCGGCAGCGCGCTTCTCCGCCAGCGCCACGAATTCGACGTTGCTCTTGCTGGCGCGCCCAAGGTGGTCGAGCGCCTTGGCCAGCATCATCAAGCCCATCGGGTTGCCTTGCGTCGCCGCCTTGCCGTCCGCGTCCGCCTCGCCGCCCTCAGGCGCATTCATGAACAGATCCATCACCGCGGAATGGATCAGCTCGATATTCAATTTCGCGGTCTTGCTCTCCGGCAAATCGCCCAGCTCGCGCACCAACGCGGTCGCCACGTCGCGGGATTGCCGCATTTTATCGGCAATCTTGTCGAACCCCTTCACGTGCCGGCCCAGCGCGGACCGGCTCACCTGGGTTTTCATATCGGCCAGATGCGCCAATATCTCGTCGATCGTATGCCCGCTCTGCCGCAGCTGCCCGATCGCGGCCTTAATCGCGTCCGGCAGCCGGTCGATGCTGGAAGGCCGCGCCATCAGCCGGGCTCGCGCCGTGCTACACCCGGATGCACGCGGCCCTGCGCCACTTCCTGGCCTGGCGTCTTCAAATGCGCAATCCAAAGCTCGCCGCTCTGCGCAGCGATCTTCTCCAGCCGGATCAATCCATGCTGCGCCAGGAAACTCATATCCGCGCGGATCAAATCGCGCGTCGGGTGATGCCCGAATTCCTCGGTCACCCGGCCCAGCACCGTTTCATTGGCGGAAAAACCTGCCTCATCCAGCGCGCGCAGCATGATCAGGCGCCGATCCTCGGCCAGCGTCTCTGCAAAACTCATCTTTTGTGATCCCGGCCTTTATCGAGTTCGTTTTTGAAAAGCAGGTCCAGCTGATGCCCAAGGCGCCCCAGGCTGTTCGTCGTCCCTTCAAGCTGGCCGATCAGGGTCGCACCTTGCTTCTCCACCACGCCCAATCGGTTGTACAGCTGCTCGGCCTGCTCATTCGTGAAAACCTTAGCCAGCGCCTCGTTGATGTCGTCGATATCGGTTTCGACCTTGTCCACGCGGGCGCCCATTTTACCGTGCTCCGCCCGCGTCACGAAGCTCGCCTGCATGCGGTATATCACCGCCCAGAAAGCGGCATTCCCAAGCACGATGATAAGGCCAGCAAGCTCTGCTAGGGCTTGTATCCATTCCGGGTTCATCGGCTATGGCGATGACGGCGGCGCATTTTCGATCGTCGCGATCGAGGCCACATCATCCCGGCAATCCTGCCCGGCCTCCCACAGCCGCACCATATAGCCGGCAACCTCGCTCTGCAGCGTGGGCGCCTGCGGCACCGGCGGCGCGTCGGCGCATTTCAGCAGGCCCGGCGGCAAGGTCACCCGCACAACCTGGTAGCGCGTTTCAACCACCGCCGCCGGCGGCGCCGGCGCCGCGCAGCCCGCCAGCCCCAGGATGACCAGCACCGCCAGCAAAACCAATTGAACCACGATAAGCGCCTTACGCGGCGCGGGTCGAAAGAGCATCAGGCTATCCCTTCAACATGATCGGCGACGCGATCTCGCGCCCGCTGCAGCAAATTGATCGCATCCGTCAGGGCTGGACTCGCGCCGGCATCCTCAACGGCGCGCATCGCCTCCACGATCGCAAGCTCGGCCGGCGTCCAGTGCTCCACAGAGCTTCTCGTGGGAAACCCGTCCGCGCCGCGTTTGTGCGGCCGGAGAATCGTTGGCGTTGACCGCGCAGGAACACCCTGTCCGTAGCAATCGTCCCATTCGTCTTGCGTGCTCATTTCCCACCCGCCTGCGCCGCCGCAATCGCCGTCAGCGCTTGCCCCAACACCGGCGCAACCGGCCCGTCCTGTCCGGCCTGCGCCGCCTGCGCGGGGATGCCGGCAAGCGCGTCCCCCAGCTTGGCCTGCACCGCCTCTCCGCGCCCCTGATGCGCCGCCAGCGCCGCATTGCTGGCATTGGTATCGGCAACAACCTGCGCCGTCGCCTTCTCATCCGCCGCCTCGGCCGCTTCCGCATCGCGCGTCACCTGCGCGCTTAGCGCCAGTTGCGCCTTCTGCACTTCCGGTAGCGCCAAGCGGTAGCCGCCAGCAAAACCAAGGCTGAACAGCGCAACCGCACCCACCGCCATCGCGCCGGCTTTAATTGCCTGAAGGCTGGGAATTGGAATCGGGAATGACATTCGAATTATCCTTCGAAAAACGGGAACGCACGGTCAGCATGCCCAGCGAGCCGCCCACAAAGGTCGCGCCCGCCGCGGCAAAGGTCAGCGGCTCGAATGGCTGATGCTGGACAACCACAACCCAAACCATCAAGAATATCAGCGCCATTCCAAACAGGATCGAAAGCAGCGCCTGCTCATCCAGCTTGCCGTCCGCGCCTTCGATCAGCTGCAGCGCACGCGCCAGCGCCCGTGCCGCGTAGTCGGGGGCGCTACGTGAAAACAACGAAAAGCCCGGCGCCGACGATCGCGCCGGCAAACACCTCGCCCCAGGACTGACCTTCCGCGAATTTCGGGATCGCCGGCAGGTTCAACCGTGCCGCCGCATAAGCCGGCGCAAACCCCAGCCCGGCCAGCAGCAGCAGCCAAGCATGGTGCCCGCACCACAACCCAACAATGAACATCGGCAGCATGAAAAACACACCCGCTTCAGCCATCCCGACGAAATCATGCCAGAACGTATCGATCTTCAACCCCAGATGCAGCGGCAGCCACCGCAACCAGGACTGCTCCGGCATATTGGCTGGGATCAGTCCCATTTCCTGAAACGGCGCCCAGCCGGCGATCATTTCCCCAACAAAAAGGGCAATATATAACCCTGCTGGTAGCAGAACCGGCAGCGAATTTGGCGCCGCGAACGGCAGCGCGATCAGCGCAGCGCACAAGGCCCGCGTGGCGTCTGTGCCCACCTTGACGCCAAGCAGCGTCGCCAGGGCGCCCCCGCGCAGCCGCCAGACGAAGGCCACACACAACACCAAACAAAAAAACCAGAAAATCATGCTTGCCACACCGGTGTCAGAAACAACACCCGCCGCGCCTCGCAGCGCCGCGCCAGGCCTTCGACCACCGCACCGCCAGACATGTCCCAATCCAAAAGATGATTCGCGGCATCCATCGTGGCGCCAGCATTGAACCGCAACCGCACGGTCGAAACCTTAAAAGCCCCGTCACCGACATTGTACGCCATATCCACCAATGCGGCGGCCTGGTTCACGTTGATCGGCGCCGTCACGCCATTTTCCACGGCCATGAACGCGCCCCACATCTCGCGCCGTAGCAGCAGCAGGTTCTGCGCCTCGGTAATCGGCGGCGTGTTCGCCGTCACCCGATTGCCTGCCAGATCGAAGGTCGACCCGGTGCCGATCGTCCAGATCCCGCGCACGTCCTGGTACGGCGCCAGCCGAACACCCTCAAACGGGATCGTCAGCTTGTTCGCTGCGAGATTTATAAGCTGGAAAGGGTCGGTATTTGGCGGGAAGATGTCCATAATTGCCTCTGTGGGTGAGGCCAATTAATGCCCTGGCGGAACAGTCTGCACGCTAGACAGGTCTAGCGGCGGGCAGTGAAATCCATCTCCAATTGCCGGTCGCTGCCCTTCCGGGCGCGGTACTTGTAGAATGCGTCCTCGCTGCAGCCACAAAGCCTTGCGATCCGCTTTGGCGTCAAGCCTTGGGCCGTATACATCTCGAACCGCCAGGCCCGCGCCACCGGCACCGAAATCTCGTATCCGCCGAAATATTGACACAGCAACGCAAACCCCGCATCGCCCAGCAGCGCGCGCAGCGGATGGTCTTCCGGCATCTTCTTCGGCAGGCCAACCCGCGTGCCGGCATGCTCCTGAACCAGCTTCAACGTCGACTCCTCGCCGAGCAGCTCGATAAGGTTGGAGAGCTCTTTCAATGAGCAGTTTTACCCGGCCGCCGGTTATGCTTTGCCGGCGCGGCTGAATGGCGCGGCCGCTTCTGATCGCGCTCCCGCGCCAGCCACGCCTTCAACCCTTCAATCACGTCATTGGCTTCTTCCGGGCCAAGCCAGTCCGCCTTATCCACGCCGGTCATCCGCTTCACGAAGCTGCGTAATGCGACCTGCGAAGAATCCCTCAAATACGGCTTCAGACCGCTCCATAGCGCGTAGATCATCCGAACGTATTCTTTTTCAGCTCCCGGCGATGGTGGTTCCTGTTTCGGTTCGAAACCCAAACGTCGAAATTCCTGCAACAGATCGTCTAGTTGCGCATCCGTACAGTTTGCGGAGCTGCCATGCCCAGTAATTCGTTGCAACAACTCGCGGTAGCCCTCGTCTTCCATCTGCAGTTGTTTTTTGGCGATATGCACTTTCGCCAGCCGCGCCCGGCGCCCAGGATTCACGCTCATGCCGGCACCACGCTACCGGCATCCCACTGAATCCACCGCCCGTCGAAATCATCCGGCCCATGCGCCCGCAGCCAGAACGCTTTCATCTCCGCGAAATCGCCAAACCCATCCGCCCGTGCAAAATTGTCGACCAGGTGCATGTGCGCGTCATCGATCACCACCAGCCGGACAGCATTGGGATGCTGCCCGATCACGATGACGTAATGCTCGAACGAAATCCGGATACGGTCATTGGCGGAGCAGGTCGCCGTCGCCATCAACCGGCAGCTGCGTGTCCGCATCCCGGTATAAAGCTGCAGCTTCTCGCCAGGCCGCGCGTGCCGGCGCGTGCCCGCCTTCCGGATCGTGCCGAGCTTCGCCAGCGCCACGATCGGTAGTTCGAACATCGGCTGAAAGTTGTAGGCGACCATCAGCCCGGCCAGAACTTGATGACGAGCGCGACGACGCCGACGATAATCGCCCACGACACCACGCCCGCCACCAGCAGCCAAATCAAAGACGGCGTCCCATCGCAAGGCGGCTCGATCTGCCGATCGGCTGGATCGATGATCGTGGATTGCAGCCCCAAAGGCCTCTGTCCGGGCTCCATCACGCCGCCCTCCGGCGGCTAAGGCCGCCAAGCCGCAGGCGATCAATCCGTCGCTGGACGTGTTTCTTGTAGTCAAGCAGCGCGTCAATAGCTGCCGCCTCGGTTTCCGCTTCCGGGATACCGGGGACCAGCCAGGTTTCATTGTCATACGCCAACCTGGCCGACCCAAAGATCGCTTCGCGCAAGATTTTCTTTGGTGCGCTGGCGATCGGCAGCGCAGTCTCCCAATCGGGCGACTTCATGCCGAACCCGATGGCTCCATTGCGATATGCAAACGCGCGCATCACGCCACCTCGTCCAGCTTGGCTTCGTACGGAACGATCACGAATTCCTCGGCCTGATTGATGGTAATGCCGGGAATGCCGGCAACCTCTTTCGGCGCCAGCAGGATCGCGTCCTTGTTCACCTCCTCTTTGGTCCGGATAAACTTTTGCAGCCCCTTTTCCTTCAGCAGCGCGATAACGGCTTCCACCTTCTTCAGCGCCACGCTGGAAGGCGCCAGGCGCCAGCGCACTTCGCCGGAGGCGAAGTTTGCGGTTTTAACCTTGCCCCCATTCGTCAGCGTGTGCCGGTTCGCTTCGCACCAAATCTGGATGCCGGCCGACAGATCCTTGATGCTCGCGTTGTACGGCTCGGCGAGCAGCTCGTGCTGCTCTTTCACGGCGGCCAGCGCGTCGTTCATTTCCGTCTCGATGCGCGTCTTCGCGCGTTGCGCCTGGCCCAGCTCCGCGATCGCGGTCACCACCTGCGCATAGGTCTGCGGCACCGTCGCAACCGATGCCTTTGCCTTCTGCAATTTTTTGTTTTTCCCCATCGATAATTTCCCCTTCGATAATAACGCCACTCGATTGACTTCTGGTTATCGCCACGTGATAGACCCACTGCATTTCAGCGGTTTTCGTGCATCGCGCGCACGCATCCAGCAGCGCCTGGCTAAAAGACCCAGGCCGCACCCGCGTATTTCTGCACTCCGGACAATTGCCGAGCGGGATCATCCCACGATCTCGTGCCAGGTTCAGGGTCATTTCCCGCTCACCTCGGCAGCATGCGCCACGGCATCGCGCACAAGGGCCATGCTGTCATTCGTGCAAATCACCGCTTCGGATGGCGAAGACTCCGGCGCGCGCACGATGATCGTCACCTTCGCGTCCGGTGACATCGGCGCCAAAACAGCCTGCATGCAGGCAAACATATGCGCTCGGAATAAAGCCAACTGCAGATCGTTCAGGCCGGGCCCTGCGCTCATCTCACCCTCCCCAAATGCGGAATGCGGATGACGTTCTCGGGAACATGACTGCGGAGCAGCGTTTCGAGATCATCATCGCTAAGGTCGAGCAGCTGCATCGCCTCAAGCGCTTTCGCCGTGCCGTCGCTCTTGATCCACGCGACCAGGTCCATAATCGCCTGGCCACGGTTCTGCGCGGCCTTATCCACGGGCGCCGTCACAGCAGCGCTCCTTGCGGCTTCGTCGGTTCCGGTTTGCTGGGGGCGCCGAACAATCTCGCCGCCGCCGCATCGTATTGCTGCTCAAGCTGCTTGCTCAGCAGCAGATCATTCCGATCGCGCGTCCGGAAATACTTCCGCTGCGCGCCGCGCATCTCCATCCCAATCCGGATGACCTCGCGCATCTTCTCCCAGTGAACCGGATCGGTGGCGCTCATGCTCCCTCCAGGCCGATCCTGCGGCCGGAAAACCGGCTCCAGGACTTCATCAAATGTGACTCGTTCAGCGGTTCGCCGGCGCCGTCGGCAACCATCAAGGCCAGCCCCAGCACCTTATCCAGCGCCCGCAGCGCGCCCGGTTCCTTGGCGATCGTCGTCAAGATCGTCCGCTGTTTCGCATCCTGGATCTCCAGCGTGTCCAGGATGATCTCGATATCCTTGTTGCTGGGGCTCGCGATCGTCACGCGAATGCCAACGCGGCTGAACAATTGCGTCAGCTCGGCGTTGCGCCCGCCGCCATCGATGCGCCTCCACACTTCGGCATTTCCCACGAACGCCATGCCAACGCCCCCGCGGTCATGGATCGATCGCAGCATGTCCATGCACTTCGTCGCAAAATGCTGGGCCTCGTCGAAAATCAGCAGCGCCTGGCTGTTGGAAAGCCGGTCCGCGATCGCGCGGGTCAATTTATGCGTCGGCATTTTCGGGATGTTCAAAATGTCCCGCAAATAATCCAGCATCTTCCCATGCGAATGCAGGGAAGGATCGCCCGTCAGCAGGAACACATTCGGCCGCGTCCGCTTGTAATGCAGGCAGGTTGCAGTCTTTCCCACGCCGGCGCCGGCGGAGATCACGGCGATATCCGGCAGCGCCTGCGCATGCTCCAGGGCGGTGATGATCTTCTGGGCGGAAACCGTCGGCGCGAAGCGCATATTCCGCAGGGATGATTTTCGCTTCCCGGCAAAAACCTCAACGCTGCGCAGCCAGATGCGAACCCGCTCCTCGACCTTCTCGTTATCGCCCTTGTAGTAGCCTTTCAACCACGCGCTGAACGTGCTCTCGGCAATGCCGGCAAGCGTTCCTACCGCGCTCTGGCTAAGACCGTGGGCCGCTATGTACTCGCGCACCTTGCCGCGCACGGCATCGCCGTCCAGTTCGCCTAAATCCTGCGCCATCTTTGCAGCGCTCAAATCATGTATCGGGTCGGCAGTTTCAGACATTTTTGTTTCCTTGTTGATGGACGGATAGAAAATCGGATTCAGAACTCCTCCTGCTGGCGCACGATGTGCAGCCGCAGGCCCTTCGCTAAATCGGCGTGAAATGCTTCATCTTCTTCCTCGGCTTCCGCGCGTGCTTTCAGCGCCAGGTTGCCGGCAAAAATCGGCCGCACGATCTTGCGCTCCGGCGGCTCGTATTCGGTAGCTTTCGGCTGCAGCGCTACCAGGTCTTGCAGGGACATCTTGTTCAACGCCGCCAGCCGCTCGCGTGTCGCCCGCTGGAACGCATTGCGGTTTGCCGCATGCTCGCGTGCCGCGTTGGTATCGGCAAACCCCGCGGCCTCTTGCAGCTCGGCCACACAAATTAATGTGCCGTCCTTGGCAAACACCGCCAGATCGGCATGCACGTTCTCGGGATCGAACCGCACGGTTACCATTTGCCCGCGATGTTCCAGCAGCGTTTCGTGCCAGTACCGGTTCTTCATCAGGAAAATCGCGCCATCACGGCGCCTTACATTCACTTGTTCTGCCATCAGCATGCACATCCGGCGCTGCTCTACCGTCGCTTGGCGGATTGGCGATATGGCATAGGACGCGTCGAACGCCTGCCGGAACGAAAGCTTGCCGCCGCACACCCTGGTATCACGCGCCAGGCGCGCATTATGCTCGGTAATTTCCTGATTGATGATGGCGGTGAACAGCGCGATCGGCACCGCCTTCGTGCCGTAGTTTTCAGGCTTGCTCAGCGGATCATTGCCGCAATATGCCCCTTCAAAAGCCGGGTGTTTCGCGATATCCCCCGCGAAATCGTTGAACCCGCGCTCGATCGGCTTGCTTTGGCCGGCATAAGGCGTGGTCCAATGCACCTGCACGCCCAGTTGCGTGAAGATGCCGTCCGGCTCTTCATCCTTCACCTTGAACCGGAAGCGGTTCGGCATGCCGCCCGTCAGCCATTTGCTGGCGAAGGCCCGGCCATTATCCAACCAGCAATGATACGGCACGCCGTAGGTTTCGATCAGGTCGCCAAAGCAAAGCCGCACGTCATCCTTGTTCTCGCTTCGGCAGACGCGCCAGGCCAGGAACATGTTTGAATACAAATCTTGAAACCCGACCATCATGGGCCGGCCGATCTTGCCGTCTTCCCACTCCACGAACACATCCCATTTATGTCCGTCGGCGTTCACGGCTTCCAAAGCATGGAAGCCGGATCGATCGCGCTCCTGCGCTGGAAACAGCCGCTTGGTCGCGTCGCGCCCCTTGCGCGCCATCGTCAGCACGGCCTCGGGAATTTGGTCCACCCGGCGGCGCAGGGTCCGCATATTCGGCACCGGCCAGCCTTGCTGGTGGGCGATGCGCTCAACCCGCCGAAAGCAGGAATTGAAGCTGGGCTGCGACAGCCTTAAATAATCGGCCTTGAAGGCATCCCAGAACGCGTCGTGAATTTCCACCGCCCGGCCACCGCCGCCGCGCGGCTCTGGTACCAGCGCCGGCAGCCAATCCGTCCGCGGCACGCCGCGCACCCGCTCCAGCCAGTTATGCACCGTCGCGATCGAAACGTCTTGTTCTTCCGCAATGGTGCGTATGGCCGCCCCGCGCCCAACGCGCCGGCTCAGCGTATCAATCCGCTCCAGCGCTTCCCGGCGCTGCACGGCCCGGTCCTTCAGCGTATTCGGTTGTTGCTCGTACCAGGCCCAGGCAGCCGCCCCACGCGGCGTCAGCGCCGTCACGGTACGCTTCTGGACTTCCACCGCCGGCGCCGCGCTGTAGCGGTCCACCAGCACGGCCTGCGCGGCCGCCGGCAGCAGCGTGAAGTGATACTCCAGGCCGCCGCCGCGCCCGCTACGCTGCCGCGATTCCTCGCGCCGGTCCCATTTCTCAACTTCGGCCACCCGCGCCACGCCGCGCTTACTGGCCGGCATTCCCGGCAACGCCTCCTCCGCAATTTCGGCGGCGCTGAACCAGGCTTTCCTCATTCGGCGTCAAGCCTGCCGGTAAACACCAGCGCCGCCGCTTCGGACTTTGAAAATCCCTTACGCCGGAACAACCGGAAATCGGCAATCTGCGCTTCCGTCATCTCCCGCGTCTCCGGGATTAGGCCGATGCCCTTCTTCGCCGCCGACATATTCGCGCGATGCTCAGGGCTAAACCTGCGCCCTGTCGGCGCCGCGGATATTTTAGCTCTATGCTCGAGGCTTTGAGGTTTCCTAGCCAGCGCCGCGGAAATCTTCGCCCGCGTCTCCCGGCTAGGCTTCCAACCCTTTCTCACGCGTCCCGCCCGTTACGGTCGCGCAGCATCCCCTCCAGGTCAGCGATCTGCGCATCGATGGCCAGGTCTTTGTAAAACCGCGCAAGCGCAAACCGCTCGCCTTTCATAAACAGCGAGATATGAAACTCCCGGTCAACACCGCACGCGCCAACACGGCGCCATCGCGCCTCATGTGACGATAGAAGATCAGACTTCATCGTCTCGTTGAGCGTCTCGAAAAAATGCTCGCCGAACGTAGGAATTCCCGCCGCGCGGAGCTCAGCGATGGTGAACCATTCCTTCATGGTCCTAAACTTTCCACTCATCATCAGGCTGACTCGGCCAGACGCAGCGCAACGCCTTCAGCATTTTTTCGGTAAAGCAGCAGTACACTGTCACATCTCCCTCCAACCCTTGCGGGATTTGTCGACGAGCGAAAGCTGCTCGCTCCTCGTGCGATTTTTGAATCAAACCAAACACTGCGACGACGGCAGCGTTCCAGGCCTCGCTTCGCGGTTCACCAAATTTTCCGGATATAATTAATCTCGATACCGTCATGGCTTCGGCTTCAGACGGCATTTCCGGAATCTCAACTCTGAAATTCCTGACTACGGAAACCTTCTCGAAGGCTGAATCCGTTGAAGATTCAAAGGCAATAGAGGCGGCGGAGTTGGAGAATACGGTTTCCCGAACCATCGGGCCGCGGCCCACAGCTAGCCATTCGATCGAAACGCCACAGGCATCCGCCAGCGCGGCAAGCGCGGAGGCTTTCATATCTCTGCCAGCAAGATAGTTATTAATTGTCGTCGGGGCCATCGAGATTTTGCGGGCCACGGCGGTCGCGCCGCCAGCTAAATTAATGGCCTGCCTCAGTCTCTCTGTGCGGACAACAATCTCTTGTCCTACAGCCAACTCGTCAGTTCCCACAAAAAATGATGGGAACCCAAATCGCCGCGATGCAAAACACCACGGCAAACGCAACGATTGCGCCTTCGAACCTGCTATTCTTCATTTGAGTTTCCTGACTTCTCTAAGGAAAACGGTACGCTCGTCAGCTCCCCAGCCATCCCAGGCGGCCTGCACCTTTTTGACCATCAGTGTTACCGTGGGCGTCCGTTTCGTCCCTCGGACACGTAAATCCGAGATAGCGTGAGCGATCGTGCTTCCAGTATTCCGACAAAATTCGATAAGTTTCTTTTGTTCGCTTGGCTCAATATCGGCCAATTTGTCGAGAAAAGCCCCGTTCTTTGCCTCTTGGGTTCCGCGAAGAGCGTTCCAGACCGAAGGTTCGATGCAGCGTTTGCGTTCAAGAGCGCGGTGCACCGTCCGCTTTGGTATTGAAAATAGATCCCCGAGATTTTTATAAAACCCTGATATTTCATTAGGTTGGATCAAAGTGCCAGCTTGGCGCTTTGATCGTTTGTCGCCGCCGCGCTTCAAATTACCGTGCAGGCGCTCCCAAATTTCACGGCGTTCGAAAAGAAAATTTGCCTGGTCGTAAGGCGTGAGTTCATGACGATACAGGTTCTCGTCGATCTCGCGCAGCCGCTCCTCATCCGAGTTGCCTTCGAACAACAGAGCCTGGATCGTCTCGTCGCCATTGCGCAGAGCGGCTGCGACTCTATGGGCGCCGGAGATCAGAACGTAAAAGCCTTCTGCATCGGGAAAATACCTGACCTCGATCGGCGTTATTTGGCCGACCTCAGACATGGAAAGAGCAATCTTCTCCACTTCGGCCTCATCAACGTCGCGAAGGCGTCCGACAATTTTTACTTTTCTGGGGTCAATGAGGACAATAGCCGACACCGGATGTTCCCTTTCGTCGTTTATTTATGAAATTCAAAAATTTTTGATTTCCGCAAACGTCTCGAAATCGGCGAACCGTCCGGACGCCAGCGCATCGGCCAAATAATTGATGGGTCAACTTCCAGGGCGTCGGCGATCAATCGCTCTAGCCGGGTGGAAGCCAAGGGATTTGTTAAAACGCCCGATATAGATTGGCGAGAAGTGCCTAGCCGTTCCGCGAAAGTCGCCAGTGAACCGTATCTTTTACGCAGTTCCGCCTTTATATCCTCATGGTGCCAACCGACACCTGGTCGAACAACGTTTTCTACTGCCGGTTTCATTGTTCGCGTATATAGCGAACAATTCGCTGTTTGTCGAACGATTTTTCATAACAACGCGAACAAAAGCCAAATTTGACGAATTATGGTTTTTACACTGTCGAAAACCCATGCCATACGTGTCTTATGCAGCGATTTATTTCCTTTTTTCGCCGGATTTTGTCTCCATGAAAGCGGTTGTCCGCGGCGATTCCTCGATTGTCGGGGCCGGCGAATCGATCGGAGACCGCCTTCGCATCATCCAAAACCAACTTGGAATTGAGAAGGACGTTGATTTTGCTAACCTAATAGGTGTCTCACGATCTTCTCTCAGCGAATATTTCAGCGGAAAGCAGACTCCACGGCCCCAGGTATTGCGGCGCATAGCGACCAAAACAAACTCCGATATCAACTGGCTTGCCGGAAAGTCGGTGCCGCCGAACCAGTCCATCTCAAACCCCGAGCTATTTCCTTTTGCCGAAGGGCCATCGATCCTGGAGAGCGAAACCCTAGACGCCCCGCCAAATTTTTATCTGTTGGCATTGAGCCTGCAGCTATGCCGCGCCCATTACAAAAAGGCTTCCGACTTACAGCCCACCCTTCGAGACGCCCTGAAATGGATCTCCGGCCCCTACGCGCTCCGCGCCTCAATCCCCGACCAGCAATTCGCGGTCACGCCAAAACCCACTGAGGACAAATCTCCGTGATCCAGGCTTCCAACGCCGTCGCCGGCCTTTTCAACTCTAAACCCACAACGATCCGATCGCTTGTTTATGGCTACTTTCTAAGCCTGTCGCTCATCCTGATCAGACTTAAGCTCCGGATGGATTCAGCTGGCGCGTGGATGGGTTCAGACGGCTCGGCCGCGATCTATATGTGCATCTTTTGGCTACTCGTTTTCTCGATAACCGGTCTTATCCGAGCGAGGTATCAACGCCTCCCGCGCCTGATCAGATTAATCTTAACCGGGCTGTTTCGGCTCGGTTTTCTCTATTTATGTCTAATCTCCGCAGCTGCAGCCTACGCTAGCTTTTCGGCCTTCCCCATTTCCCATAGTTGGGTGGACCTCTCTTCTATGCTCTTCGGCTTAAGCGTGCTTGTCTGCCTGGGCGCCCTGATCTGGGCGCACTTCCGTGCATCCTGACGTGCGCAAAATGGCTGCAAGACCGCCTGCTATTGTCTTGATAGCTTGCTTCCCGCCGGTGAGATGGTGATGCGTCCGAATCCGATCATGGTCGTAAGGGCTTCCGAACGCGACGGCTGGTGGAAACTGGCGCATTATGATGCATTCAGCTATCGCATCACCCGTTGGCTGCCGTTGCCAGAGCCTCCCTAACATCTTCACTAACAATTTCGTCTATTCTGGCGGTTTTAAGCTGCTGTTTCTGCCAAAAAATCAAGCTAAAGTGGGACAACCGAAGTGGGACACGATCTTTTTATAGGTTATAAATCAACAGCTTACCTGTTCCCAGTTTCCACCTCAGATTTGCGCCCGATGTCCGAGTTCCATGCTGCTGTTCTCACCCCGCCGAGCGAATTCTAAAGGTTTCCGCGCAATGGATCATTTCCCGTCCGGTCCCCATCTCTTAGCCCAAGACTCCAGTGTTTTAGCGGCTTTGCGAGCCCTCAGAGCAGGTTCTAGCACGGCTTTAAGAGCCCATTCAGACCCTCTTAAAAGACCGTATAGCGCTCCCTGCCACGTGGTGCCTGACGCCCCGAAAATGCCGGTTGACGCCCATCCTTCCCCCAATCATGCTGCCGCCGGTGATTTTAACGACGGCGCAATTTTTGGCGGCTTTCTGCCGTTCTATCCCACTTCATCCCGTTTGGTCCCGGATTGTCCCGTTTCTAATTAATGGTGTCACAGGACATCGGCAATTGTCCCGTAGGCCACGCCGCCGGAGAGGAACAGGACAGCCAGCTGGCCGGCGCTGAACGAGCCTGAGACCACGGTGCTGGAGACGACGCCGCCGGAGAAGACAAGTTCCTCGCCACCGCCAACGATGGTGGTGCCGGAGGTCGTACCGTAGACAAATTGCTCCCCGTAACGGCTGACAACCGCAGAAATGGCAACGCCGCCGCCACTGACGGTCTCAGCCGCTGGCGCGTAGACCCCGTTCGAGTAGGTGCCTTTCATAACGGTATCGACCGAAACGCCCCCTGCGAACACGATTTGGGAACCGCCATTGCTGATGACGGCATTGCTCGTCCTCGCACCTGCAAAGGCGACCTCGGTCCCGCCGCTGAAGACGATCGTACCGCTGGTGACCGCGCTTGCGCTGACATATTCGAACCCGCCATTGCTCACGATCGTGCCGCTGGTGGCGCCGCCGGAGGAAACATTATCCCGGGCGCCGCTGCTGACCACCGTGCCAATCGCTACGCCATCGGAATAAATCCATTCGACGCCGCCAGCGCTCACAATGGTGCCCGAGGCGGTGCCGTATACCTGCTCATAACCGCCGCTGCTGATGACGGCGGCTTGCGTCGTCCCGCCTGTCCAGGCGATTTCAGCGCCACCGGCGGAGACGATCGTAGCGTTGGTGACGGCGCCGGCGCTGACATATTCGAACCCGCCATTGCGCACGAGGGTGCCGCTAGTGGCGCCGCCGGAGGAAACATTGTCCCGGCCGCCGCTGCTGACCACCGTGCCGAACGTCACGCCGCCGGCATACACCCATTCCACGCCGCCATTGCTGATGACGGTGCCCGAGGCTCTGCCATAGACGCCCTGACGGCCGCCGCTTCTGATGATATCGCCGACGGCGCGCGCGCCGTTATACAGATGTTGCAGGCTGCCGCCGAGGATCAGGGTGGCGCTATCCGTGGCGCTGGACAAGCCATATTCGTCGCCGCCATTCAGCGTGTTGCTCGTCGCAAATCCGCCGGCGGATACGTATAGCGTATCCGCTGCGGTAATCGTCGTGTCACTGACCGGATTTCCCGGCGTTGCGGTGTATGTGGTCACTGCCCTCTCCTCGCACGATTACGCAGGAGTCAGCACGAAGATGCGCTCCGGCTTGTTTATTCTTTTGGCAGTAACCTGCCAGAGTTTGGGCAGTGTAGGATTAAGCTGCTGTGAATTAGCATTAAAAAAATATTAATTCGATAGCCATCAAATTCCGCGAATACAGCCGCGCCACTGGCCTGCAGGCTGCACGACTCGCGAATAGGCGGAAGCTGCGATGCGACCCAGCCCTCGCCGCGCCGCCAGCCAGTCCCCGCCCGCGTCCGATCCTACCTCCTAGCCGGTTCCTGACATTGCCGGCAGGCTGAGCGTGGAACGCGTTACGGCTGCAGCCAGATGCGCGATCTGCGAACCGCCGATGATGGACGCGCTGGTCGTGCCCCAAAGCGGATCACTCGACGCCGGCCAGCTTGCCCCATGATTTGCCGGCGCATTGTCATGCGGCGCGAACAGATCGGCGATCGGCGGCGCCGAAGCGCTGGCGACTCCGCCATTGACCGGCGTCAAAAATGTCATTTTGAAAGCGGACAATTCCGGCCCGATACGGGCAACATCGCTCCCCGCCAGCGGGTCGGTTAACATCGTGCCGCCATAGGCGGCACTGCTGAGGCTGAAATTCGTCGCCCCCACCACCGCGCCGGAAATGTTGAGATTATAGGTGGTCCCGCCAGCCGAAACGGTTACCACCCCAGGGCTGTTGACGCTGACGGTGCTGGCGGACGAGTAGGCCACCATCAACAGATCGATTGAATCGCCAGGCCCGAAGCCGGATATCACGGTCGTCGGCATAACGGTGGTGGCGATCTCCAGCTGGCCGCTGGAGCCTAAGAAGTCCACCCCTCCCGCCAGCACCCCGCCGTATCCGACTCCCAGAACGCCACCGTCAATAGATGCCGCAGATTCCGTGCCACCGTCGGCCACTGACACATAGCCGCTGGTGAAGATCAGGGTATCATAGCTGATACCGCCCGATACGGCATATTGTTCGCCGCCGCTGGACACCACGGTGCCGTAGGTCTTGCCGCCATCCGCAGTTTCCCCAGCGCCGTTATAGACCGTTGTTCCATGCGCGACAGCACCCGAGTAGACCGTTTCCGTAGTGCCCTGGGCGTATGGGTTGCCGCTGAGCATGGTATTATAGGAGATTGCGCCGCGAGCCAGGGCTACGACCGATTCATCGCTCGCCACGGTGTTGGAGATGACGCCGGAAATCACGTCCAAGCCGCCCTCCTGGACCGTGGCCCCGTCGGCCGCACCGCCACTTACATACAGCCCGCCATCATAGCTAACCAAAGTGTCTGAGGCGACGCCCGCATAAACAATTTCTTCGGCGCGATAGCCTATATCTGTATCATAGGTCGTGCCGCCGCGAACATATTGCACCCCACCGCTATTTATGAAAGCAGAGGTCGCAACGCCGCCGCTGCTGAGGGTTTCCTGCCCGGCTAATATGGACGTATCGACCGTGGAGCCGCCTGACGACACGATCTCGGAGCCGTAGTCCACGACAGTGTGGCTTCCGACGCCCCCGGAATAGAAGATTTCGGTCCCACCGCCCTCTACGGACCTGCTCGTCGTGAAGGCACCGGCGCTGACATACTCGACACCGCCACCGTACAAGACCGTGCTGATGGTGGCGCCGCCGGAGGAAACATTGTCCCGGGCGCCGCTGCCGACGACCGTTCCGACCGCCAAACCGCCGGAATAAATCCGTTCGACACCGCCACTGGTCACGGTTGTGGCCGACGCAGTGCCGTATACGCTCTCATACCCGCCAGCACTGATGACGGCCGAACGCGTCGTCCCGCCCGCGGATGCAATCTCGGCGCCACCGGCGGAGACGATCGTAGCGTTGGTGACGGCGCCGGCGCTGACATATTCGAACCCGCCATTGCTGACGAGGCTGCCGCTGGCGGCGCCGCCGGAGGAAACATTGTCCCGGCCGCCGCTGCTGACCACCGCGCCGAACGTCACGCCGCCGGCATACACCCATTCCACGCCGCCATTGCTGATGACGGTGCCCGAGGCTCTGCCATAGACGCCCTGACGGCCGCCGCTGCTGATGATATCGCCGACGGCGCGCGCGCCGTTATACAGATGTTGCAGGCTGCCGCCGAGGATCAGGGTGGCGCTATCCGTGGCGCTGGACAAGCCATAT